GGGGGGGGGGGTCTAAACGATTTTTTACCTGGGATTTTTACCGAAAATTTAAAATAGTATATATCAATTTTTCTCTAGCTAGTTTTTAACCCCGTCTACTAAACCTTTTACCCCTTTTTCATTCTACGAACGAAAATTGGTGTCAACGGTACAAAAAAGAATTGTCAAGCATTGTCACCGCTCAACCCTTTGTTGACCGTTGCCCCGCAAAACCCCACAATTTTAAAAGCTACCTGTCAATTTTTGAAAGCTGCATAACCCTATAAAAACACAAAAAACATTCGTAAGAACGCACATACGTTACACATACCCAAAACGTCGGTTTAAGTCGTAGCCTTGGTTTCCGGCCAAACTGGCGCAAACCCCTAAAAACCCCATAGCTATAGCTCTAAACAATTGCCCCTACCGCATTTAAGCCGCAAAAACCTCATCTACTACCTTTGTAATTTTAATTATTAAGCGTCGTTAAGCCCCTTGCCCCCTCTTACTTCCGTAGTAGAACCCCTCTATCCTATCCCCCCCTTGGTTTTAAGGCATGATTGTTCCAACTAATGTATTAAACAAATTAGTATATACAATGTTACAGGAAACCCCGTTTGTTTTTATATTCTCCAGAGGCTTTACACCCGCATAGCGGGAAACCCGCCCTCTGACGCTGTTTATTTTTATAAAGTTATAAACTGTGTAACGACAAAACCGCTTGACAACCTTTAATTGTTTTTTTTTGTTTATAAGTTTTGTAAACCAATAAAAACACACACCCCCGTCTATATATTTAAGATATGCCCCTAAACCCAAGCCCTGAGCCGTTTTTCATATTCCGTATATTTTATTAACCTTGACACCCCTTGACCCCCCCTTTTTCACACCCTTGACACCCCCCAAAAAATAAACGCAAAATCGCCAAAACCCGCCCCCTGCATCAAATTTTAAAATGGTGTCAGGCAAGTACACACTTTCGACAAAATCGAATAAAAATCGCCTGACAATGCTTGACACCCCCCTTGACCCCTACCCTTGACCCCCGAAACCTCAAAACCCCGAACCTTGAAAACCCCGCCCCCTTGTGCTTCAATCCCCCTATCGACTTCTCAACCCCTCCCCTATTAACCGTTTAGCCCCCTTTCCCCCACTAAAAGGAAAAAAAACTTAATATGCGTCCTAAAAATGACTATGTCGCTCTAGCCCCCACTCACCTTCTCAACAACTACAACACTTGGCTTCTGGAAAACGCCATACGCTCCGTACTTTTTCAGGGGGAAACCTGCTTTCCTCTTATAAAAGCCCCACCCCTTTGGCACAAACCCCCTTACAACAAACAATTTAACCCCTCCCCCCGTCTTACCCCCGCACTGGCTCCAGACTACGGAGCGTGTTTCCTTCACAACCTGCAAGCCTATAAAGGCTATAGCCCCCTAGCCCACGCCCTTCTTTCCCATACGGTGGCGCTGCACTTCCCCACCACTGGAACCACTACCGAACCCCTTACCGCCCCGCTTTCCGTCCCTCAAAGCGCCAAACTGGAGGGTTACGGCGTGTACCGCCTAACCGACAAGGGCTTCTATCTGGTTCAACACCATGTAAAACCTCTTAACCTCCTTCCTCCCTCACTTTACAAGCGCTTTCTCGTACATAACAGCCAACAAGCCGCCAAGCTCCTGTATAAGCTTTCACCCCGCAAAGCCCGTAAGTCCAGCCCCGCCCTTCCACTGGATACCCACAACACGCCAATACGCCCCTTCCCCTCGCTTCCCTACCAACGCCTAAAGCCCTTCAGAGACCCTACCCCCGTTGGCTTGTACTACGACTTAACCGCCCCGCTTCAACCGCTGGAGTCTTTAAACGTAGCCCCCGAAACGGAAACCCCTATAAACTTAATCCCCCCGCCCCCTCAACCCTTTACCATGGAGGGTTACGCCCCTAACCGTGTTATTTAGTCCCCACGCCCCGCCTTCTCTCCTCTATAAACATTAAGTTTTGTAACAATACTTTATACTTGGTTGACAACTTTCCCTAAATAGGGTTTAATACAAGTATAGCCCAATCGACGGGCTAACAAAAAACCAAACCCTCAACCTAAAAGGAAAACTAAATGTCTAACGAATGCCCCGCCCTACCGTTTCAGGGCTGTTTGACCCCTGAAGAAGTAAAAGTCCGTTACAGAGAACTTTGCAAGGTGCTACACCCCGACTGTGGGGGTTCTAACGAGGCTTTTAATCAAATGTATCAAGCCTATAAAGTAGCCTTGAAAAGTCTGGACAAAAGCAGTTGCAAGGGTACGGACGGCCAAACCCATACCTACAACTTTAACGAAGCACTCGAAGCCGAGATACACGAAGTCGTTAATAAGCTTCTAGCCCTCAAAATCCCCCAACTCGATATTTTTGTTATCGGTGCGTGGATATGGCTTGCGCCTTCACCGGAAACCAAGCCCTTTAAAGACGAACTGAAAGCTATTGGCATGAGTTGGAACCACACCCGGGATTGCTGGTGCTGGAAGCCTAGCTGGTATCGTAGAAGCACGAAAAGTAGCGATACGCTGGCAGGCTTGGGTAAAAAGTATGGAGCCCGTCATTTTGATGACGAAGCCCGTAAGCGTGAAATTGTAAAAGCCAGTTAGTTTTATAAAGTACACACAAGGCGGGGCGTAAACCCCGCCTAACCCTAAAAGGAAACTAAACCATGCAAACGCCCTTTAACTATACGTTTACCTCTGATGATATTCTTGAGCATGCCCCGCATCTTAACCCTACGCAAGTAAAACAAGTGGCTACTTCGGTACATGCCTATTTTTCAGAAATTTTACCCGCTACGATTTCCGACTCCATAACCAACTTGGGTTTAGACGAAGAAGAGGAGGGCTAAACGATGCAAACCAAACGCTTTAAAGCTCCCGTCATCCAGTATGAGGGTATTATTGCCCCGCAATACTTAACCCCTATCGTATTAGACGGTAGCGCCGTCGATGCACCGTGTCTGTATGCCTACAAACCAGAAAAACACACGACGGCTAAAACCGCTCAAGCTTACGCCCCGCTTTATGTAAAATCCTCAATGAACCCGCATTATGGGCATAAAGGAGTTTGGCTTTATCTTTGTAACCACAACCAACTGGAACAAGCCCTTGAAATGTTGGGTACAACCCAAGAAAGCATCAACCCCGCTTTAAACAGGCGTTGCAATGAACTCTTGGACTTGTGCAGCCAAAACCGTATCTACGGAGGCCATGGCCCGGCTATGTTCGCCCGTGCGTGTAACCGTTGGCCTGAATACCAAACCATAACCGATAAAATAAAAGCTACCAACGAAACCCGTAAAGCTGAAGAGGCACTAGAACGAGCTGAAAGAGAAGCCAAGGCTAAACAAAACGCTGAAACGGCTTTTCAGACGCTGCTAAAACGCCTTGCTGAACCCGATATGGAAACAAGCGCCCCCTTTACTTTGGAAGAAGTAAAGCAAGTGGCTAGGCATTATGGCCTTTGGGAATCTCAACCCATACGCACTAGAGGCGCTTGGGAAGTGGTGGACACGGTAAACGAGCTTTACACTAGGTTTGTAGGCACTAAGAAACAGATAGAAACCGCCAAACGCTCAACGGCTATACCTAAACTGGTAGCTCTTTACCGTTTATTGAAAGCCAAAGCCCAAATGGAAACCCCCGCCCCATGCTGAACCTCTATAACGACAAACTGGGGGATTGTGAAGCCGTGATACTTTTATCCGGCTTCACCAACTACCAGACTTACAACGCCCAAACCATTAAAGACCACTGGTTTAAAGACTTTTCGGGTAATGCCTTTAAAGAAAAAGAAAACCAAGCGCCTTTACCTGTGCGTATTGCTCAAGCCAGTAAAGCCCCCCTTACCATCTACGGTAAAGAGTACTACGGTTTGTTTGCTGAAACCCGTACCATCTACCATACAGAAACAGAAGAACGCACCCAAACGGTTTGTTTTTATGCCCGTAGCAATACCAAGCAAGGCGGTTCGACGTGGTTGCTTACGCCTGCTGCGAGGGCTTGGCTTAAAGAGAATCTGGAAGCGTGGGTGTTGGAAGAAGCCCAAAAGAATTATGAGCTTCTCTTCCACTTGGCGCTGGTAGACCAACACCGCAAGAATGTTAATCAGGCTCAAGAGAGGCTAAGAGAAGCCGAAAAAGAGCGTCGTAAGTGGCTTGAGGTAGTGGCTTGGGCGGAAGCTCAAACATTCTTACCGCCACTGTAACAATCCCTTTACTACCCTTGCCAACTTATACCAAACTCCGTATTCTTTTAAGGTTCCGTTTAGAGAAAGCCCCGCCCGATGCCGAAAAAAGCCGCCAAAGATGTCGATACGCTAGATACGCTAGATACGCTAGACGCTTACGAAACCGCCGCTCTAGCCGTGTTCACCACCTATTTAAAGCTGGTTCCTATTGACCAACACCTTGAGCAAACCCCCGTTTTAGCCAAACAGGCTTATGCCGTAGCTACTGCATTTGTAGATACGCTGGACGAAGCCAAAGCGCCTGAAATCGAATTATAAACCGTACCTGTGTACGCAAAGGAAACCATAGCCCCTTGCACGCACGTTCAACGCCCCGCAAAGTGGTTAAGCGTTAGCAACATGCTTAGCTACGCTTAACGGGAGCTTTCCCTAACCCTCTAAAAGGAAATTATAATGGACGTTAAACCAACGCCTCCCCTTCGTGCGGGGGTGTTATCTGATGCGCTTGAGCTCACCACTGGAGACCGTAACCAAACCTACGGAGACCCCTACGAAAACATGCAACGCACGGCAGACTTATTCAACGCGTTTTTAGGCTCCAAGCTGCGTAAAAACTTAAATGCCCGTGACGTAGCCAGCTTGTTGGCGCTTTTAAAACTGGCTCGCATTGGCGGCGAAAAAGACGTACCCCACCGCGATAATTACGTAGATGGTGCAGCCTATTTAGCGATTGCCTATGAGTGCGCGCAACGCCCTTATGCCGCTACGGACGACCATCAATACGCTAGCCCAAACTCCGGACGCAAAAGTAAACCCAACTTGGAGTTTGAAACCTACTCTTACCCCCCTATCGTTCACCCGCCTATTTCTGGACAGGAGTTACCCGCTGGATAAGCTATGCACATTCCCTTTTTTAAAGCCCAAACGCCTTTAACTCAAGGACTGGTGTACCACTGGCTTAAGACAAATCATGCTCACGTCATTTGTGAAGCGTTAAAACAACCGCCCCCGGCTAAACCTACCCCGCCCCCTCTTTCACCGAATGAGGAGGGGGAAAACGAGTTTTCCTTAACCCTTAGCCCTGAACAGATGGCTTCACTGGTAGACAAACCACTAGAACCCCTGTTATCTGATAAACCTAATGGTAGACCATCGGCCATTTTCCCGAGTCACAAGCGCATACTAGCCATACTAACGTTGCTCGGTTTTCCTCAAGAAACCATTCAAGCTATGTTCCCGCACTACACGCCCCGTATGCTGACTCGGTTTCAAACCAGTTTTATTGAAAGGTATACCTTGAATGAGCGCACCAAGCTCTACGCCTTACCCGAAACCAGTAAAACCCCTGACACCGCTGGATAGACTGGCTTTAGGAAACACCCCCCGTCCGCTTCCCTTACCCGTAGACGCTGCCACACTGGCCGCTCATTACAAAAGTCTGGTGCACGGGTGGGGCGTGGGTACGTTCCCGGTAGCGTTTGTGGAAGATGCTAACGGTAAACTCAAAAAGCTCCCTCAAATCAAAGCGTGGGAACAGCTTACGGCTAAAGACGGTAAAACCCCGGCGCTGAATTGGGGCATGACGCTTCCTAGAAACTGGCTTGTAGTCGATGTAGACGTAAGCGCTCCCGATGATGCCCCCAACGAGGAAAACCCCAAACAGAAACGCCGCCACGGTTTGGAAAGCTGGTTGCGTCTGCTAGCCCTGCTACCCGCACCGCTTCCTAAAACCCAACTGGTCATACAAACCCCGTCGGGTGGCTACCATTACTTTTTCCGCAAAGACCCCAATTTTCCCATCCGGAAAAACGTTAAAGAATACCCCGGTATCGACTTTCTAAGTGCGGGTTCCTATCTGGTGGGAGCCGGAAGTCAACGTTCTCCTGAACACCCCTGTTACGCTCCTATTCAGGGTGATTGCCCGCTGGCCGCCGTTGAAGACACCAAGCTGTTTAACGAGGCGTTTCCTGAAGTACCCAAGCAATGGTTGGCGCTGCTTAATAAAACCTCTATTAGTCAATACACGGTCAATTATGAGGTGAAAGACACTCAAGACGTTATCGACGCCTTCACCCTATACGCCAAGCATTGCCCTCATGCGGTGCAAGGCGCTGGCGGAGACAACACCACCTTTCAAACAGCTTGCAAGGCTAGAGACTTGGGGCTTTCCCCTGAAAAAGCGTTTCAGATTATGGGGGAGCATTTCAACCCCCGATGCGAACCCCCTTGGGAAGCGCATGAGCTGGAACTAAAAATTCACAACGCTTATGAGTACGGTAGCGGGGGGATTGGTTCTCATAACTACGCTAACTACCTTGAACCCCTTACCCCGCAAGCGGAAAAAGACAAAGACGCTTCAGCAGCTGCGGACGGCGTGCGTTGGGTGCATACCGCTTCGGGTATGCTGGCTAAAAACAACGAAGACAACGCCATAAACCTTATTGTAACCAAGCCTTACGGCGAATACGAAAACGCGTTGTATAACATTTTCCGGTTTAATGAATTGACCGAACGCATCGAATACGCACTAGCCCCGCCGTGGTATTGCCATACGGACGATTATAAACGGGCGGCCAAAGGCGGCGTACTGGAATTTAGCGAATCTGAAATTAAAAACATGCGTCGTTACTTTTCTCAAGTGCTGCACTACGATGTGGACGGACGGGTGTTATACCAAGCCGTACAGTACGTAGCCAAGCGTATGCCGTATCATCCCATCCGCTCATGGTTAAAATCACTGGTGTGGGATAAAGTATCCCGCCTCGATAGCTGGCTGGTTAAGTACTTGGGGGTGGATGATACCGAATTGTCCAGCGCTCAAGGGCGGTTGTGGCTGCTCGGGGCGTGTAACCGGATACTGAACCCCGGTACCAAGTGGGACTATGTTCCGGTACTGGAAGGGGAACAGGGAACGCTCAAATCCACCGTGTGCCGTATTTTGGCCGTCAACCCCCGGTGGTTTGCCTCTGTTCCACCGGATACCGATAAAGATACCCGCCGCATTTTGAGCCAGAAATGGATTGTTGAGCTGGCTGAAATTGATGACATGAACAAGCGCACGCCTTCGGCGCTGAAAGCGTTTATTACTACCGAAATAGATACCATGCGCGCACCTTACGCCATTTTGCATGAAGACTATTTCCGCCAATCGGTGTGTATTGGCACCATCAACCCCAAAGGCGATAGCCGTTACTTGAATGACCCCACCGGAGCTCGGCGGTTTTGGCCGTTCCGGGTCAATGAAGTTGATATTGAAGGCCTGCGTAAGGCCATGCCCCAACTCTACGCCGAAGCCATGCACCTACTACAAACAGAAAACCCCCCACTCTACTTAAGCGAGGAACTCGAAAACATGGCCAAACGAACGACAAGCAGACGACAAACCACCGATGCGTTTACGGATTTACTCTACCCTTGGTTGAAAGAAAAAGCCGAAACGCAAGCCACGGTCAACCTGTTTGAAGCCTACCAAGCGGCGGTAGGCGGAAGCCTGAATCATTACACTAACATCCCCCGTATACGAAGCCGCCTAGTCGATGCTGTTACGACGTTGGGGTACCCCATTAAAGGCGAAAGCGGAGATACCATTGTGCTTAGAGAAAGCCTTCCTGAAATGCTAGCTATAGTCGATGAAATGGAGGGGCTAGAAGAACTCTTAGGCAAGGCTCCCACGGTAACCCCGTCTTACAATTACGGTGAAAAAGAACTTCAGCTAAGCACGATACGAAGCGGGTTTAGTTTGCGCCTAACCAAGTTTCAACACACCATTAACGAAGCCCACGCGTTCAAGTTGGGGGGCTTGGTAGCCGTGCTGTTCCCTGATTGCCTTACAGGACTCGACGTTTACACCACGCAATTTATAGGCAAGCTGCTGCGTAAAGCGGAAAACATTACTTTTATACGCAAGAAAATAAACGGTGAAGCCCTGCGTTTGTACGGTGTGCATCCTTTGCCTAAGCCAACAGGGGAAGAATGGTGTTTTCTGCTTCCTGAAAGCCAAGAAGCGGTTAAATTGCATAACTACCCCGCTGCGTTTGCCCCTGCTTATGCCCGGGTAGAGAGTAAGGACGTGGCCGGAAAGCCTACGCATTGGCTAGATGAGGTGGAACTGTGAAGCTTTACGATTATCAGGAAGAGGGCGTAAAGCATCTTTTACAGGAATCCGAAGCGGTTTACTTGGCTGATAAGCCCGGTTTGGGTAAAACCCTGCAAGCGCTCACTACATGCGCCCGGTTGGGGGCACGTAACGTGCTGATACTTTGCCCGGCGGGTATCGTACCCCAATGGCGTAAAGAAGCATTGCTTCACCTACCCCAAGCCCGGGTAAACGTAGTGTCCTATGATGCGATTGCCATCTCTAAAACCCGCAAGAAAACCCCGGGGCTTTTTGTTTTCACTGACCCTCGGAAAGAAAGCCCCGCCACTATAAAACGCCGGGCGAACGCCGATAAATTGCGCGCCGAACTGAAAGCCAGTGGCCTGTATGACGTGATGATTTTAGACGAGGCGCATTATTTAAAAGAAGGAACTTCGGCGCGTACTCGTTACGTACTGCATAACAGCTACGGCATGACACCTCACGCTAAGAAGGTGATTTTGCTCTCCGGTACTCCGGTACTGGGTAACATTGGTGAGTTGTACCCCGTGCTACGTACCTGCTACCCCGAAGCGCTGGAAGGCATACTGAACTACTCGGGCTTTATGCACCATTTTAGTAACCAAGCTTACGGCTTTAATGACGAAGCGGTGTTTGAGGGGCTAAAGAATGAAGACGAGTTTGCCAAGCGTTGCAGTACGTTTTTCTTGGCTCGGGATGAAGACGTTTTACCCGCATTTCCTAGCGTTACGGTGCATGATGAATACATAGAGCTAGAAAAAGGTACGTATTACGACGAAATAAAATACGCTGAACATGCAGCCACGTGGCGGCGGCTAACAGGTGAAGCCAAGGTAAAACAACTCGTAAAAAATATACAGGAAAAAGCCGCACAAACCCCCAAACTGGTGGTGTTTTACTTTCACGACTCCGTGCGTATCGCCTTGCAGCGAGTTTTTCCTAACGCTCCTGTTATAAAAGGCGGCCAAGGCCAAGCAGGTAAAAAAGTAGAAATTGAAAAGTTTAGATATTTAAAACATTTAAAAGTTATTTTGGTTCAACTAGCCGCCGGAGGGTTAGGCTTAGACGGCTTACAACATATATCTAACGTAGGGTATTTGGCTGAATTAGATTGGACACCCGCCTTGGTTGAGCAAGCTATTGGCCGTTTAAGAAGAATTGGCCAAACCTTACCCGTCGTGATTTACAGACCTATTGTAAAAGGTAGCATTGCTAGTGATACAAGATTGTTACACATTGTTGAAATCAAACGGAGTGTGGTGGATACTATACGCCAAGGCATGAAACGACGGGTATCGACACCCCTTTACGATGATGCTTATTGGGATAATTTAATTCTATAAAGGAAAACAAAATGAATGAAGAAAAAATAGAAGCTTTGCGCAATTCTACGGCGTGTAAACGGGTGGCATTGTTTGATAAAATAGCGAACTCTACTCTATTATCGGGTGAGATAGGCTACGATAACGCGGTTATGTATCTTACAGACGCATATGAAAATGCCCCTGAATTTAAAAGCGCTATCGACGGCGTTATGAAAGTTTGCGGAGAATTAAAAGTCTGGAGCGACGTTGCTAAACAGGATAACCCGTTCAACCTCACAATTAAAGACGACGAAGCCGAAGACGAAGACGAAGACGAAGACAAACCCGACGTAGTCTACGAGGACGGAACGGAACTAAATATTAAAGTTGTTAAGGTAGAGGGCGTAAACCCGTAGTAGCTAATTGAAAGGCCAAACATGACCGCTGAACTTATCGAATTATTAACTCGTATTGCAGACGCTATGGAAGCGCTGGCTGAAGTAGCCGTCGGTAACGCAAGCGCTCCTAAAAAACGTAAAGCTCAAGCTCCAGTTGCTCAAGCTCCAGTTGCTCAAGCTCCAGTTGCTCAAGCTCCAGTTGCTCAAGCTCCAGTTGCTCAAGCTCCAGTTGCTCCAGTTGCTCCAGTTGCTCCAGTTGCTCAAGCTCCTGAAATCCTGCTGGATACCCCTTTACCGGAAATCACTACCGAAGAAGCCAGTAACCAAGTGCGTAACGTATTAAGAGCAATGCCTGCTGAATCGGGGCAAAAGTGCTTGCAGGCCTTTAAGGAAACCTTGGCACAACGTGGATTTAAGAGCATTAACGAAATGCCAGTAGCTGAACTACCGGGTTTTGTGCGCTACATTTTAGCCCTGTTTAACGGCTTGGGCGGTCAATCCCCGGCGGTTGCGGTTGTAGAAGACCCCTTTGCGTTATGAGTGCCCATAGCCCGATAGGGGCTAGTAAGGCGGAACGGTGGATGAATTGCCCCGGCTCGGTAAGCTTTGCGCTACGCAATCCCGAGTTAGAAACCTCTTCCGTTTACGCAGAAGAGGGAACACGGGCGCACTGGGTAGCGGAAGCCATGGCCAAGGGTTGGACGCCTCCACCAGATGCTGATGCGGGTATGGTCAAACACGGTAGACAGTACGCTCAACACGTTGAAATGTACCAAACCTTTTACCCCGGCGAATCGTTGTTTGAAGCCAAGTTGGCCGCTCCAAACCTGCATAAAGACGCTTATGGTACGGTAGATTTTATTCAATTCTCCCCCGCTACGCGCACGCTAATCATACTGGATTATAAATACGGTGCGGGTGAGTGGGTGAACGTGAAGAACAACGCTCAATTGCTCTATTATGCGTTGTTGGCTGTGCGTAGTTTGGGGCGCGAAGGCTCCAAGTATGAACACATCATACTGGCTATTCATCAACCCCGCTTTGGTAAAGGCGAGCTGCAGGAATGGACTATTTCTTACGCCGAGTTGATGGCGTTTGAGGCCACGGTTAAAGCCGCTATTGAACGGGTAGACCAAGGCAACGTTGAAACCAAGGCGGGTAAGTGGTGCCGTTGGTGTAATGCGAAAGCCGTGTGCAAAACGTATTACAACGAGTTTACCGCGCCTACCTTGGCGGCTTCAGAAGGCATAGAAACCCTTACCCCGCAAACGATAAGCTACCTGCTAGAAAACCGCTCGGTGATTAAAGCCAGTGTTGAGGCGTTAGAAAACTACGCTAAAGCGGCTTGCCAGATGTTCGGCGATTTTCAAGGCTGGACGCTGGCTAGTAAAGCGTTGGGTCGTAAGTGGACGAATGCGGCTGTAGTGGCTTCTCTAGCCCCGAAAGACAAGTACCCCTTCCTGTACAAAGAGGAGATTAAAACGCCTAAACAAGTCACGGAATTGGCTCCCGAACTAGCGCACGAACTTGCGCCATACATCCAGCAAAGCACGTATCAAACCCTAGTGCCCCCCGAAACAACCCACGGATAAAAAAAAAGAAAGAAACCCCGATGACTACCCCCGCACCCGCTAAAGATTTTTTAGGCGGTTTACAAATTCCTTATTCTCGTTTGTCGTTCCCCTCGTTAAATCCCACCAAACCTAAAACTGATAAACCCTCAAAAGACGTTCCAAACCCCAAAGCCAAGTGGGTAGCTACGTTTATCATGGTTCCAGACGCCCCCGGTACCCAAGCGTTTTTAAAAGCCTTGCAAGATAAGGCCGCCGAATTTGAAAGGGCTTTTGGCTACCCCGCCTACGAGTTCCCCAAACTGAAAGTGTTGGGCGAATTTACCAATAAAATGCACTCTAAACGCCAACTACCCGAACATGTGGGGTGTTACTCTTTCACCTGCAACACGAACGCTACTTGGCCGGATGGCGCTCCGGCTACGCCCCCTCAATTACTAGCTCCTGATAAAGCCCCCTTAAATTTTGGGGCATTCTATGCGGGGTGCTACGTGCGGGGGTACATGACGCTTAGAACGTACCAAACCCAAGTTAAGGGCGTACCCTCTGGCTTTGCTGTTACCGCCGATTTAAGAGCTATTCAGTTTATTCAAGACGGCGAAAAACTTGGCGGGGGTGGCCAAACTGATTTTACAGACGTGTTTGCGGATGAGCCTACCCCGCCTGCTTACGCTCCCCAACAACCAGTGTACGCCCCCCAACAGCCTGCTTATGCTCCTCAACCCCAACAACCCGTGTATGCGCCTCAACAACCTGTGTACGCTCCTCAACCTGCCTATAACCCCGCAGTGCCTCAACAAGACCCCCGTCATTTTTCCCCCACGTATGCCCCGCCTTCGTATGCTCCGCAACCCCAACAACCAGTGTACGCTCCACAACCTCCGGCGGATGAAGAGGCGTTTATCCTCTAATGCTGGTATTGGACTTTGAAACCCGTAGCTCACTGGATTTAAAGAAAGTGGGGCTGTCTAACTACATCGCTTGCCCTTACTTTGATGTAACGGTGGCGGTGGTGCTGGACACGTCTACGGGGGAAGTCCATGTTGGAGATACTCCCGAAACCATTCACGCTTTTTTAGCCCCTATGCTGGCGCAACACCGCCTTGCTTTCGTAGCGCACAACGCTATTTTTGAGTTTTGTGTCTGCGAAGTACTTGCCCGGCGTTGGGGGCTAAACCCTCCGGGGTTAGAACGCTTTTACTGTACAAGTGCTATGGCTTCCAAGATGGGGCTTCCAGCGAAACTAGACCGTGTTTCGGGCGTGTTGTTTGGTACCGCCAAACAAGCTGATGGTGAAACGCTGATTAACACGTTTGGTCGGCTGAATAAACAAGGGAGTTTTAACACCAAGGAAACGCATCCTGAACAGTGGGAACGCTACGTGTCTTACTGTATTCAAGACGTGCAACTGACTGCCCGGCTAGCCAAGGTATTGCGCCCGCTTTCCCCTGAAGAACGAGAGCGCTGGGTTTCAGTAGCCCGTATGAACTTGATAGGCTTTGCGGTGGATATGGAGGCGGTTAAGCGCATTCTTTCAGACGTGGCGTTAATCCAAGCCGATAGCGCGGAAGAACTACGGGCGCTTACCGATGACTCGGTAAGCAAACCCACCGAAACCCAAAAGTTTAAAAACTGGCTGTTGAGTAAGGGGCATGACGTAGAAAACACCACGATGGAAACGCTGGATGAGCTAATTCAAGACCCCGAACTTCCTGACCCGGTACGCTGGGCAATCCTAGCCCGGCGGGAAGGCTCCCGGGCTACGTTTGGCAAGTACCGCGCCTATGAGCGCTACACCAGTGCGGACGGTCGAAGTCGCCATGGGTTTTGGTACTACGGCGCGCATACGGGTAGGCTATCCGGCAAGGGCGTACAACCTCAAAACATGGGTAAAGGAACGCTTGAGAATATAAGCGCTTCGGAATGCCTAGAAATGTACCTGACAGGCACTCTTCCCCCGTCTATCAACCTAACCGATGCACTGATTGCCATGCTTCGGGCGGTGGTGGTAGCAAGCCCCGGTTGCCGTTTATACATTGCCGATTATGCCGCCATTGAAGCGCGCATTGTAGTGTGGTTGGCGGGGCATGATGAGCTTGTAGAAATGTACCGCCAAGGCGCCGATTTATATAAACCAATGGCGGCGGAAATTCTACGTATTCCGGTTGAACAAGTGACCAAAGCCCAACGTAACGAACGGGGTAAAATTACCATACTCGGTTGTGGCTACGGGTTGGGGCGTGAAAAATTTGCCAAGAAAAACAACTTGAGCATGGCGGACGGGGAAGCGTGCCGGGCGGCTTATCGTACCCGGTACTTTAAGGTTCCGGTTTTATGGCAAGCGCTAGAAGACGCGTTTGTAGCCACCTTGGTTACGGGTAGGCCTACTGAAGTAAGCCCCACCATGGCTAGGCTTGGAGGCAAAAACTACCCCGGCGCTCCGGTTGTTCGGTTTGAGAAAAAGGGGCGCTACATTGTTTGCACCCCCCCGGGTGGACGGCAATTGTTTTACCGGGACGTTGAGCGTGATACGGACGGCAGGCTAACCTGCGTGGCTCTACGGGCGGTGGGTTCCTACCGGAAAAACATATGGGGCGGTGTGTTGCTGGAGAATATCTGTCAAAACATAGCGGGTACGATTATCGCTATTGGTATGCTTCAGTTAGAGAAACTGGGGGCGGTTCCCGTGCTTCAGGTTCACGATGAAGCGGTAGCGGAACTACCGGAATGGATAGAGGATTTAAAGCCGTATGATGCGGCGTTGGTTAATGTGGCGGGGTTTACAGGTTTACCCTTGGCGGTTGAAAGTAAGGTAGCGTATCGGTATGGAAAATAGCCAACTGCTTATTGCGTGTGACCCCGGCGCTACTGGGGCTTATGCCGTGTTTATTGACGGCGAATTAAAAGACTTGATACCCGCTAGTATCAACCCCGAATGGTTCAAAACCTTTTTAAAATGCCTAAACACGTATCCCAAACCCCAAGTTACTTGTGTGATTGAACAGGTGCACGGAATCAGAGGCCAAGCCGCCGCGTCTACGTTTGCGTTTGGTTCTGCATACGGGGCTAGTATGATGTGGCTTTCTTATTTGGGAGGCGTTGGGTGTGTGGCGTCGGTAGCGCCTGCTACGTGGATGCGGGTATTGGGGGTAGAGGCGGGGCTAGAGCATCGTGTGCGCAAAAACCGCATCGCTCAAATTGTGCGAGCGGCTTTTCCTAACGCCAATATTACGGTAGCCAATGCGGATGCAGTTGGGCTTGGTTTAGCTTGTTTACAAGAACCAGAACTTCTTAAGACCGCATTTAACTTAGAAAAAGAAGTAAATTACCATCGCTACCGGGGGCGGTTAGTGTCAAACCCGTACGCTACAAAATAAAAGGAAACGACAATGGATAAAATGACTAAAGAATATTTTGTATGGTCGATGGCTAAAGCCATAGCCCCTAAGCTTACAGGGCAAAATCCCGACGTTACAGCAATAAAAAGAGTAGCCGAAAACGTGATGCAAGCGGCTAACGTTATGGTAGACGCTTGGCAAAACATGTTTGGTATAGTTTTGCCCCGTCATAGCGAACTTCCTACCCTTCCAAAAGACTGGGAAGTATCGGACAATTTTGGTGAACACCTTAAAAACGTGGGGTATGATAAGGCTACGCACTTACTTAAAACCGAGGTGGTGTTGAGGCGGGATTTTCTGCCTGAAAACTTTAAAGAGTGCGATACCTACCTAAGGGAATCGCCGCTTGTTAAACAAGATACTATAGGCATTGCCAGCCCTGAAATACCCCACCGCTTAAGCTTTATGTTTGTTAAAGGAACGGAGGCGTCGGACGCCAATAAAGTAGTGGAATGGCTGGGCGATAAGCCTTTTGTTTTAGACGTAGAGGTCGACGTTGTAACGCCTTCTACCCCTGCTGTTTATGGCGGTGTGGCTTACGGCGTAACGGTCGGCGAAGAGGGGGAACTTAGCTAATGGCCAACATGGACAAATTACTACGGGCGCAAGAACTAGCCGTAGAGCGTACGAAACGCCATGTTGATACGTTACACGGGTTGAATGACTTGGAGCGCGTACAGTTGTGGTTATGCTACCACGGCAAGCTTTACTACGTTGATGACGCCAGTATAGTAGAGGACACTAACTGGGATGCTATTGAGAGGCTAGTGGAAAAAGCTGAAACCCCTCCTCATATGTCACGCTTTCCCGATGTCACTAACTTAGTGGGAGCTCAATTTGCTGGTGTGTATACAACGTTTAAGCGCCAACATAATTTTGAAGGAAGTATGTTAGAAGACTGGTTAAACGCTAACTTTTTAGCTGCGGCTGCTAAGCTACAGGAAGGTTAGTAAAGAAGTAGTTTTTTCACTTTCCGCTCAATAAAAAATAGCCCGAACAACTCTTTCAAAAATGCAGTGGCTGGTGGCTCCTTGGGGTAGCGTAGGTGTATTTCCAACGTATCCCCCATAGGAGCCTTAAAAGCCTTTACCACCGCCCACTGGTGCGCGGCTTTGTACCGGTATAACCGCTTCTCTATTTTTTTAAGTTTTTCGGGGGTGAATTTTCCAACGATGGTAAGAAACATAAATGCTTCCTTTTAGAATGAAGTAAACAGTTTGACGCAACAACAAAGAATTAGCCCCACTATAAGAAAAATAGGGGGCATAAGGATGACGGCGAGTAAAACCCTTGCCATTGGCTACCCTTTAAGCAAACGATTTAATAAGCGGTATGGCCATTTTGCCAGAAACCAGAGGCCTTTACAGGGGTACATTACCAAGCAAGCCATACCCCCACACGGCACAAAAATTCCCCATTCAATAACAAAATCCCATCCTTCCCGCCAAAGTTGGTTTACCTTTTGTTTTGTTCCTAAAGAAACTTTTTCAGTAAAAACCCTCCATACCGCTGAAGTACAGAACGCCCCTATGCCCCACCCAAACTGTAGGTTTACCGTATCGCTTCGGCCCCAATGGTAGCTTTCTCCTAAGCAGGCAATGAAAATGCCCACGCCAACAACTAGGAATAGGGAATACATCGTTTGTGCGCGTTCGGCCAAAAGGCTTTTTAACTCACTGTTTTCGTGGCTTAACTTGCGCCTTTCTAAAATGCAGGTGTTGTATTCATCTCGGTAAACGTTATTTTCTTTTTTCAATTCTGCTATAAGCGCTTTATCGTCTTTGAACTCTCGCATTACGGACACCCCCCTTTGGCTAACAGCAAGGCAAACAGCACAGGCAAACCAAGTAACACAACGCCCCCACTAAAAATAATAGCTTTGGCGTTGGCTAACTCGTGCTTTAGCTTTCTGTTGGCGTTCTCTAAGCTTTCTGCGCGCTCTTCTGCAGTGGCTAAGGCTTGTTCAGTCACCCCCGCTTGAATTCCCCACGATAAAGAGGTTACTGTTCCCACCTGCAATGAGGTTAATTCCCTATTTTTCATTTTAGTTTCCTTTTAGAAGTTGAGTTAAGTTTTACTAATGAATGCCTCGCACAACTCTTCCTCGGGCAAACGGTTAAAGGTTGCTACCCATTGGTATTCATTAACCCCTCCCCCCCTACAGGTAAATACCGTAGGCATTTTGAAGAGGACGGACAAGAGGAATCGAGGCACGCGCTACAATCGCGAGCTAAAAATTTGAGCATTTTAAGCTTACCCTAATACGTTGAGGAACGGGGCTTTTGGCCATGAACAAAGTGCATTCTCCTTTTTTCGTACGGATAAACCCATGCTGGTCGTAACCGTCTGATTTATTCCGCAACGAAGCGCTAATGTGTGTGCGGGAAGAATAAGGGTTGTTATCAAAACGAAGGCATTTAAACCGTTTGGGGCATTCCGAATCGGCGCACGCAACTAGCTCCTTGGGAAGAGTGAATAGCATTTAAGGAGGCCTTTATAATTTTCTTTACACGTCGTTATGTAAAATAAAAGCCCCCAAGTAATCGACACTATGGGGGCGCATTTCTAAAAGGAAATTGATATAACAGAAACGAAAGATTTGCTAATTAAACCGTATCAACTATTTCTAGTTGTTTCAAGTCTTTGTACAGTTTATTTACATCTAACTCCCGGTTGGGGTCTAAAAGTTTACGAACCGCCGATACCAAAAACCAAACCAAGACAAGCACCGCACGGGTTTCATGCACGGTTGAATTAAATTTTCCAAATGGTAAAAAGTTTACAAACGTATAATGAAGCGCTCGTGCAATCGAAGTAAATTCAGGAGAATTCTCCGCCAATAAATTACTACGTTGCTTTTCAATTAAGCGTAGCGCTTCCAGTATGAATGCCGCTATGGGGGCATAAGCTTTAAACTTCCATTGAATAAGCCAATTTAGCATGGTTATTGTTTCCATTCTTCATTTGGGCCACATGGGGCAATATGAACAAACCCCAATTTCTTGTGCAGGTAGGTTTCCCCTACCGCTCGCTTGCGTACTAGTTCAAACAGGTTATCGGGTGTAAGCACCGAACTTTTAAAATCCAGCGCAAATAACACTCTGCCGTTCTCTACCCTCCAACGATGGTAACTAGTATCATCGCTTTTAATGCTCCGGTTATACACCAAGCCCCGGTATCCGCTGGTTATAGTAATCGGGCAATCCCTGCCAATGGCTTCACTAAGGCTATCCCGCAAGCCTTGAATATACCCTTGGGCAATTAAACCTATCTTAGGCACATCAAAACCCATTACATCTTGGGGTCGGTGAAATACTTCATTCAACGTAAAGTTACGGGTTTGCATGAGGCTAATGTTCCTTTTTCAGGTTTTGGATAAACGCCAATAGCTGCGTACTGTGAGCTTCGCACCGTTCAAGCTGTTTTTCTTGCCCCATACGCATTTCCCTAGCTTCATTAATTAAGCGAGTATTGGCTTCAATAAACTTGGTAACAAAAAACCAAGTCGTACCAAACCCCGCCAAGGCGTCTATAACAGACTTAGCTTCTTCAGGCATAACAGGCACGAGCGTAAGCCCCCCTCTAGTCTAGTTTTAGTTCAGTGGTTTTTGGAGTGGTTTTTGGAGTGGTTTAGTATAGTGTAGCATCCGTTGGCCACCATCCAGCACACCACATGGTAATGGTTGCCGTTCCTGAATCGACACTTCCGCTTATATCTCTGTTAGCGTCGGTGGTTTGGTCAAGACCAAAGGCCGAAACCGTAGCCGTAGTAGCCCAAGCAACACTATTCCAATTGGTTTGCCCTCGCTCTTGTAAACGGTAACGATTGGCTACACTAGGAACAGCATGCTCCCCGCGTATTCTAGCCCGTCTGGAAATGGCCGGAATCTGCGTTACCAAGGAATAGTTAATGGCTGAAGTGGTGCTACCGCTTGCGTTGGTAATGTTGTATGGAGCCGTCGTGCTGCCTACATCTATGTAGGAAACAAACCCGCTTGCGCTATCGTGCTGGTACTTTACGATGGTGTTAGAGCCGTCCAGACGGTACGCCATGCGGAACTGCTTACTAAACTGAACCGTGCCATCAAATAGGCGCCATCCGCTCGGTATGTCTACCAACGTTTGGCCGCCCGCTACGTTACGGGGGCTTAACAGTAACGCTACATCGGTACCGTTATCTATGGCGTATTCATAGTACCAAGTGTTGGGCGCTCTTCCTCCTCGGCTGTAGGCTACGCCTGATTCGGTAGAACCCCAATTGCTTTCTACGGTAATGCTTGTAGCACTGCCGATAACGGTAATCCGTCTAGCGTTACCCCCGTTGGTACGTATTACATCCCCTACCGCAAAATCGGTAGTAAACGCCGTACCTACACCAGTAACCCCGGTAGTACCGCTGTTGACGGTAATCGTACCCGCTAGGTTGCCACTGTTAGCAATCCCGTTACTGCCAAGTGTAGTAATGTCTATTGTGGTGGAAGTGGCTTTAACAATGCGTTTGAGCTGGTTGCTTGCCGCACAATCAATAAACGCCCGGCTAACTGTGGTGTTAGACCCCCAAACCGAAGCGGCGCTAGCGTCGTACCGGGCTACAGTGGGGTAGATGATACCTGTAGTGCTGTTGGAGAATATTTCAAAACGGGTTTCGGCGGCGTTATACCAAATGTCCCCCGCCGCAGGCACGTGAGAACGCCCCCCCAAGGTATGGATTCCCGTACCGGACGTGGTCAAATCAATAGCACTGGTAGAGGTCAATGCGTTTTGCCGGGTAGTGTATAGGTTGAATGAGGAGGGGGTTAAATACCCAATAAAGTAAATGGTGTTAGACGCCAACGGAGCGGGTAGCGTACCTGTGGTGGTAAACGTTACCGCATCCGGAGTAATTAAATTGTGCGGGGCGGTCGTCGTTACGTTATTGGCTACGGTATCCACACTAGCTATCGTGGTGCCAATGCTGCTTAAGCGTAGGTGGTTTACAGCGGTTCCCCCGCCGGAAGTAGCTTCTACAATGGAGGACGTTTTTACTTGGGTAAGCGTTGTGGTACCCGCCTCAATCCCACCAAGCCGGGTGTTCTGGTCGTTGCTTTCTGTAACCAACTGATTAAACTCGGCGTTTAAATCATCGGCGTCAATGATGTTTCCGTTTTGAATCTCGGTACTGTGTAGGCGGACTAATACAGCCATGGGGTATTCTCCTTTGAGGTTGCCCTAACAAGGGCGCTAATTCTTCCTTTTACTTTAGGCCGATGGCCTAAGATGCGAATCCTTCCAGCGCTGCGTACATCCGCCAAGAGCTGGGCTACCTGCGCCACTTTTCCGCCTTTGCCTTCGTCTGCTGCACGCTGGTAGCCGGGGGTTTCTATCAGTTTTCCTAGCAAGACACGGCTAAGTTTTCCGGTGTACTTACCGTAAGCCGCTCGTTGTTGTGCTGTTAGCTTGGTGCTTACTTTGCCTCCGCCCGGTTCTAACACCAAGGCTACCTTACGGGGGATAGCCGCAATAGCTTGACGGGTTTCGCCCGTATCTCGGTAAAGCCTTAACACTTCATCGGCTACGGGGTCGTTTTTCACTTGGTACACGGCACCGGGGCTAAAGAATGCTGAAAGCCAAGGGTTCACTACTTCGCTCTTTTTAAGTACGTCGCCGTACTGGGTTTGCCTTACAGGAAGTGCATCAGAAACAAACGGTATTTTCCCGTACACCATGTTCAGCCCGTTAATAAGCGGGTTCCCACCGTCGGTATCTTTGGCCGTGTTAGAGATGGCGCTTTCCAGTTGACGTATCGGACCGGGTACAAACCTACCGGGTACGCCTTCTACCAATTTAACAAACCCGGCTACGGGATTTATTTTGCCGTCTTCATTGCGGGTTTTAAACAGCGTAGACACACCTTGTAGCATTGGCGCTTCTAGTAAAGACTCTAACGCCGCTCGGGTTGCACTGGTGGCCGCGTCTAATGAGTCGCCGCCTTTCTGGTTGTACTTCTGGTTTAACGTAACCCCGGCGGCGTAAAGCCCGGCTACAGGTTGAACCCAATCGTATTTAGCGGTTACATCACCAACTTGTGGCTTAGCTTGAGCAGAATCAAAGCCACTAAGCACCCAACGTGATACTCCAGTAAGATTGATAGCATAGGGGGGTATTCCTTTTTGTAAGCGGGTGGTTTCTATGTCTCTATCCTCAAGCCCGTACCCCGCCGTCATAAGCCCCAAGCTGCCTAAAAGCGCTCCGGTACTCATACCACCAATGCTACCCGTTAAGGTGCTGCCAATAGACTCGGCTACCTTGCGGCGGTTTATAGGTTCCCCGCGCCGTATCGAAGTAGCAATCATGCCCGCCGTGTTTATGGCCTCAAGAGGGCTATAGCGTACCGCACTCATTAACAAGTTGGCCGGAGTTTTAGGAAACTTCAGGATTAAATCCCCTAAGCCCCATCCGTTTTCAAAGCCAACGACGTTTAGGCCTTTTTTGATTTTTTGCATGGCTCTAGCCGCCATTGAATCGTCCTGAAACGTGGCTACCAACGCTTCTAGTTTGGCGTTTTCAATCATCGGCTCGGTTAGCCGTAGGGGTTTACCGTTTAGCTTAGCGGCTTGAGCCTGCTCAAATAGACTACTCCGGTAAGTCGCTTCGTAAATGGTACGGTCAACCAAGCGCAAACTAGCCCCTACCGCTTTTTCTAAAAAGGCGAGTCCGTTATTTAGCCCTATTTTAGCATTTTCCCCGGCGTTCTTCCATGTATTGGGCAAGAGGGGTTGCGCCTTGAACACGCGTGTAGGTTTTGTATCAAACGTGGCGGCCACGTTAAACGTATCAATGTCCAGCTTGTAATCCCGTATTACTTCTTGAACCCCAAGCTTCGCCCCGCTCCACCACACACGGGGGTTGGTAAACGTAGTGGTACGCTCCCCGCCAAAAATGGCTTTAGCCGCTATGTCGATAGGTACAGAAAAAAAGTTTCTACGGGCTTGAGCTACGGCTTGCCAAGAAACCGAAGACACCACATCCCGAATTCTTCCGGGCGTACCCGATAGCATCATCACGGTTTCTAGCGTTTGTAGCTTTTGCCCAAACGACACGGGTTTTAAATCGGAAATTTCCCGTTGCAGCATTCCTTGCAACACCGCACGCTGGTTCTTACCCAACGTGTTTTGTAGCTCGCTAGAAAGAGTTACTATCTTGGCCTTGGCTTCATCCGAAAGCCGGGCTACTCCCAAACGTTCAGCGATAGCCTGAACATACGCATCGTCGTTAAACGCCCCCAAGTTAGAGAGCTGTACCATGCGCTCAACCAACGTTTTACGAACGCTAGGGCTAACCACACGCTTCTTTAACTGTCTGTCTAGCTCGATGCGCTTGGCTTCCCCCACACGCTCATCCAGACGCCTAGCAATGTCTTTTACCAAGCCCTTAATCTGTTCAGGTGCCAGATTGGTTTGCGCGGCTAGTTTTTGCTCCAACGCTTTTAAGCCGTGGTTGGCCTGCAAATAGTGCTGTTTAACCAGTGTGCGCAAATCAGTTTTTTCTTGCTTGAGAAACGTATCCACGGCTTTGTTTAACTGGCTTTTAGAATACGGCTGGTTAAACGCATCATCCATAAACGCCTTAACGGCCTTGGTGGCTTCGGGGTCGCTGATAAACTTGGCTTCTACCAGTGCTTTGGCTTTAAAGTAAACGTCTTTATAATCGTCCCGGTTTTGAATCGCCGCTTTAAGTATGTCTAAAGGCGTTTGCTTAGGCGTATCAGGGCTAGCTCCCTTAGTTAGCGGGGTTTCCTTGGCCACTTTGAACAGCGTATCTACCATAACTTGAATCGGTAGTTTTACCTTAACGCCTTTAGGTTTAACATAGCCCTGAATTCTAACCGCCAATTGGCCTTCGGGGTCGGTTACGGCTTTGAGTTGCAGCTTTAACTGCTTTACCTTGCTTGCCGCATCTTGCAGCTTTTTATTTTGAGCCGCCAAGGCTTCTTTTATTTGGGCTTTTTCCAGTTCCTTTGCCCGGCGTTTAGCATCGTCTTGTGCTACTTTGGCTTCATCAATCGTTTTAAGCTTTAGTTTAAGCGCTCTAACCTTCTTTTCCTGCTGAACCACAACGCCTTCAGCGTTTTCCAAATCCGTTTCCAAGCGCTCTTTCTTTTGCCGTTGGCCTGCTGTTTCCCTCTTGGGTTTAGCAGGTTTGGCCGGAGCTTTTTCAAGCTTGGTAAGGGCTTCATTGACCACATCATCAATAACGGACTCGGTAATTTTACCTATAGCCCTGCCTACGTCTTTAGCCTCTTCTTCGGCATTGGCTATGGTGTTTACATCTCGTTTGGGGTTGCTATCGTTAGAGTTTTTCACCACGTTAGCCGCCAATTTAAGTTGGCCTTCAGGCGTGAGCCTGCCCATAATAGCGGCGGCTTGAACCACTTGCCCCGCCTTGGTTAAACTTTGAGACACTTTAAGCGCGGTAAAGGCGGCGGCTTCGTACTCTCCACGGCTGTTGTAGCGTTGAATCAACACCGTAGCGTTGGCTACGTCTTGAGCGGTGGGGGGTTTCGTAGTGGTTGAATCAAACGCCGTATTCACATCACGGCCAAGTTTACCCTCGTTGGCTTTTAATAGCGTGTTGGCTTCTTCTACCATTTGACGATTAACGCCCTTAATGTAGGTAGCCTGTGTTTTAGCCAGTTCGTCTTTAAAGCCTTGGGGTACGTTGTCTAGTTTTTGCAGGGTTTTAGTAGCGAAACGGCTAAGCCCTATCGCTGCTTCGTAAAGGCCTTTGGGGTCGCAATCGTGGTTTGCTGCTAGCATCCCGTTTTACCCCCTATAGCGTTTAGTGTCTTTTGGCTTAAGCCCTGCATGGCTTCTTTAAACTCCGGGTAAGTTAGGGTTTTTACCAATTTAACATAAGTTGCAACCGCCAAATCTTGACTTTCCCCTTTGGGTACGTCTAATATGGCTAAACCTAACGTCCTTACCCCGGCTTGCCGTTCTTGTTTTGGTGCGTTAGGTACTAACCCCTCTGGCTCCGGTCTCGCCTTTCGGTCTGAACGTAAATCGGAGGGGTTACGTTTATCTTGAGTAAACCGTTTCTTACGTTGGGAATTGGAAATAGATACCGCTAGCTGCTTAGCCGGGCGGTTTTGGGTACTATTTGGCGTAGTTTGTTTTTGGGGGTTTGTAATGCGTGCAGGTTCATCTATGCCAAGCTCGCCGTTTGTGCGGCCTTTGGTAGAAGCCCTTGTGTTTGGTTCATTGTTTATCGCGCTGGGTATGTTTTTCTTTGGTAGTAAAGAAGTCGCTTCGATGCGCGCTTCCAATACGGGCTTAAGCTCCCCCGCCGCGGGGTGTTTACCATAAACCAATTGTGCCGGGCTTAACGGTTTTTCTTTAGGAGGTTTAGAGCGTGGAAAGCTTTCTTCCTGGGTTCTTTGTTGGTTTAGTTGTGGGACTTTTGGGCTCGATGTTTCTTGACTAGCTTTGCGGCCTTTTAACAGGCTTAGCCCCGTACCCGCTCCCCCAATGAGCGTACCCAAGCCGGGCGCATAGTTTAGCGTGCGGGGGTCTACTCGGCCTTCGGTAGCGGCTTGGCGCTCTACGTCGGTAAGCACGTCCCCGGCGTACCCTAAACCTAACCCACTGGCTACTTTAGGAAGAATGCCTTTTCCAAATGCCAATGGTAACTTGGAAGAGACAAACCCGCTTGCGGCTCCTAAAGCGGCGGAAGGTAATTCATTGGCTTGTAAACGGGCTAGCAACTCGGTATTGCCTTGCTGCCTTGCGGCGGCTTGGGCTTCGACGTTCATTTCACGGTTAGCCAAAGCCCCATAAGCGGCGTTGTACAATCCGCCTGTAGGAATGTTAAGGAGCATGTTAGCCCCCAAGCCTACAGGTAAACGGGCTACGCTTTCACTCATGCGGGTTAGGGGGTTTTCACTTAAGCTTTGGCGGGGGATGACCCCGGGTATTATTCCGTTCGCTATCCCCGCCCCCACGCCTTGGGCTATCGCTCCCGCATTATCAAAGAAAGAGGGTTGAGGCGCTTGTGGGGTTTGTGACGGGGTCAAACTTTGAGGAAGTACATTTTCTACGGGTTGGGGGCTAAACGCTGGTGGTAAGGCAGGAGCTACCCCTTGCGGTTGAAACTGCGGGGTAAGTGGTTGCATCGTAGGCGGCGGGGGTAAGGGGGCCAACTCATACGCCGGGGCTATCACGTCCTCAATGTAGCTGTTTTGTGTTTGCACATCCGCACTGGCGAATTCAGGAAACGCCTTGGGCAACACCACGTCACGCAAGTAACCCCGTTGCGCGTCGGGGCTTGCACTTCTGAACTGGGGGCTTCTTAGCTCCCCCTCATAAGCGGTTAAACCCGCTTGTAATGCCATGCGTTAGCGCCTTTGCCTGCTTTGTTGGTATTGACCGAATGACGTAACGCTTTGGGCGGGGCGTTGGGTTGGCCGTGCCGGGGCTTGGCCGCCACCTTCCCCGTTAAGCAATGCGCCATAGTCTGTTCCCGCCGATGCAGGGGCTACCAAGCGCAAAGCGTTTTGGACGCCAATGTCGTATTGCTCCGGAGTAATTTGCCCGGTGTTCAGGTACTGCTTTAACACACCAAGCTGGTTTTGCAGCGCTGGCGCTTGTCGGGGCTGGGGTCGGTTGCCTCGGTTTGCAGAAGCAATTTGAGCTTTGTTTTTGGCGGGGGCGTACTGGTTGCTTATGTTTTGCCCCGTAGTCCGCGCTTGGGTGTAGCGTTGCTGTAAGCGTATCAGCTCCCGGCGTTGTGTTTCAGTCAACTTACGCGCTTCGGCTAGCTTGGTTAGCTCTACAATACGAGCAATTTCAGCTTCCTGTTTAGGCGCATCATACGCTTGCTGGGTTAGCTGCTTTAGCATTTCAGGGCTAAAGCCTTCTAGCCCGGAATAATCAGGTATGTCAAACTGCTGTTGAGCCGCTCCGGCCTGCAACTGGGTAGGTTGTTGCAGTTGGCCACCTTGCCACCCACCAAACTCACCTTGAGGGGTCATCCTAACTTCGGCACCGTCTGGTACCTGCTCACTACCAAAGAATTGCGGACGGTTGGGGTCTGGGATGTTTAAAGGTTGTTGGGGCGCTTGTTGCGTGGGGGGTTGCGTTTGGCCACGCGATAGGAGTTGTTGCAGTATCTGTTGGCGCTCCAAATCGGCCACCGCTTGCTGTTGGCTACGGGTTTGCATATTCCGCCCTACTTGGTCGGGAACGTACACTCCTTCAAAAAGTTTTTGGGCTACGTCGGGGTTCCGCACGGTAGCGCCGCTTAACTGGTTCTGTTCATCCACCTGCCATTGCTGCTGCCGGGCTTTTACCAGTGCGTCAATGCCCTCTTGGTTCATTTGGGGGTTGCCCCACAAAAAGTTACGTTGAGGCGCCTGCAACTGATATTGCTGGGGTAGAGTTTGGTTTTGAAAGTTTAGGTAGTTATCCGCCTGCTTATCGTTGAAAAAAGCTTTACCGCCTTTAATGGCCAAGCCCCCTAAGAGCGCCGGAAGTAATACACTAGTATCTATATCCATTTAAAGCGCCTCCTAGTTTGGCTAGCAGTACATTATCCACGTTTTGGGGGCGGAATTGCTCCACGTTGTAAGGCTGTTGGGCTTGGCCTAGCAAAGGGAGCAACGCCGCGTTAAACGAAGACGAATCCCCCATCCCCCCCGGTTGGTTTTGTTGCCGTTGATTTTGCCGCTGGTCGCCTAAAGGGTTTTTCATTTTTTGTAAAATGCCTTGGCGCATCGTGTTGTCGGGGTTCAACATGTTAATGTTGTTCCAGTACCCCTTTGCAGCGTCTTTAACCCCGTTATTAACGCCTTTACGCACGGTGGGGCTGGCGGCATAGCCACCAATCAACGCGGCGGCCAAAGCGGCCAAGCCTACGGGTCCAGCTGCTGCGGCGGCTCCTCCAGCGGCTCCTAGCCCTGCGCCTGCTCCTGCGGAAATACCTGCTTCTAGTAACACCATTAAAACATACCCCCTAAAAAGCCAAGTAACCCACGAGTGTTGCTGTTGCGTTGCTGCTGTTGCTGGTTAAACTGCTGTAGCTGTTGGGCGTAGTTGTTTTGGTTAAATGCGTTTACTGTGTTGGCTTGGCCTAGTGGTGCGCCCAAATTCTGAATAAACTTCTGCTGGTCTTGGTTCAACGTGTACCCCAACGCACTCAAGCGGTTCAGCTTTTGCGCTTCCGCTTGGTTAGCCAAATCAGTACGGTACACACTGGCTTGCTGATTAATCTGACGAATCGCCGGAGTTTTTACTTCCTGCTCTAACTTCTTCAGCGAGTCAAAAAATGAGGTAGCGTTCAAGGTGCCGAAGCGTTGCGCCGTGTCTTCTTGCAACCCCTTAAACGTGCGGTCGTACTCCCGGTTGAAAGCGTCTAACTGAAGCCCCGCATAGTCGTTCTTCATCTGGTCAAATTGTTTGACCTGTTCAGCGCCTTGCACCCCCAAACTGGCTAAAAGCTGGTTTATCTGGGGATTAACAATATTGCGCCGCTCTACTTCAGAGGGGTCTTCATTGTAGCGGGTATTAACCGCTCCATCTGGACCAAGAAACGTACTACTAACTAACCTATCCCCCTGATAAACGTTAGAGGGGGTAAAAGTAGGCGCCGGGGGAGGTGCGGGAGTTTTCTTCTTTTTACCCATCGGGTAAGGGCTCCTGTTGTTTATTTCTATTTAACCACTCGGTGCGGGTTATGGAAAGATTAATCCCGTCCACCAGTTCCCCGTTTAGTACCCCCATGCCCCGTATCGGCTCGGGCTGGATAAACCCCACTTGGTAAAGAAACCGCTTGGCCGCCCGGTTGCTCGCCAAGGTGCGGGAACGGAGTATTTCCAGCGTATCGCACTGGTTAAATGTAGCCTCAATAACTTGGCTAAACGCTTCTTGGTTGTGCGCGGGGTTGGTTCTAGGGAAGGCTATGCCCCCCATACTAGCCGCAAAAGGTACGCCGCTAGCGTCTTCAAAATCCGTAACCCATATCGCCCCCGTAGGAACCGTATCCAGCATGGTGACATAAAACCAAGGTTGCAGCGTTTCAATAAAACCAAGCACTACGTGGCTAAGGCTGCCAAAATCCCGTGTATCTAGCCGGGCGTCAATCAAATAGGCTTGGGGGTGGGTAAACAAAGCTTGAGCTAACTGGTAAACAAGAAAAGGGTCGGTCAACCCTTGTTCGTCTTGGAGTACTTGGTGGAGTGTGTAGGCCATTAGGGTACGTTCTCCCCGATGGCTTCTACTTCTAACGCAAACGCCGGAATCCTGAAATCAAACCCCGTTGTGGTGCTAGTAAGCTCCCATTGCATACTGTTAGCCAGTAAACCCAACGGACCAATTTGGTAAGAAATGTTTACCGTATCGGCGTAAATCCCCGTACCGTAAGTGGCTGAACCATACTTGCTTTCTGATGGCAAGGTGGCCGTAACGGTGCGGGTGGTCAATACCCGTTGGTTGTAATTGCGTTTAAGCGTTAGGGTACCGGAAATCTCGGTACTGGTGCGAAACCACATGTAAAACCGAAGCCATTCTTTTTCCATCTCCGGGCTACCCAAACTGAAATAAGGGCTTACCAAACGCCGGGGTATTGCCGATACGTTTACGGCGGTATCCCCTACAAATTCTTGTAGAATTTGCCCCGCACTGGTTCCAGTAAGTATCCGTCCGTTTACCGAAGCGGCGGCGGTAACCGGAGTCATCTTGCGAAACGTCCACCCGCCCCGGTCAAAACTGTAAAGTAACGCCGTATCATACACCGTGCCGGGGTCGGTTTTTACGTACATTACTGCTTGGTTGCGGGTATCGTAGGGCAGTAAAATGACGCTGGATAGCTCGGTTTGTAACGCCAATGTTAGGGGTAAGTTGGTATCAACTCCGGTAAAAAACGGGGTAATCTTCCGGGCAATGTCTACTTGCTCATTAATCCGAATCACGCCTAAATCCGTCGTCACCAAGGGAACAATTCTATCGCCCGTGAAAAAGTACTGGGTTGCGTTTACGGTGGTAGCCGCCATGGAACCAATGGCCGATTGGTTGGAAGCAATGGGGGTAACGGCGTAGTTGGCGGGTTCCGTACCGCTAAACAGATAAATCCGGTTAGCCGCCGTATGCACGGCTACACTGGCACCGTAAGCGGTTAGGTTACGTACCCCGGACGTATCGCCGAAAGGGTCAACAATATTACCTGAACCGGAACCCGTCCAGTCTAGGGGATTGCCCAACGTGCAATAGTAAAGCGTACTCCCCGCACTAGCAAGCAAACGTACCCCCCGTATCGAAGCGATACGCGAAGGCGGGGTCGTTGTCCAAGCCCCCGGACGAAGGGTAATTACATTAGCCGTTGTGCCGTCGTAGTACCATGGAACGTTTACGCCGTCTACGCAATACAAACCATTAGCAAGTTGGGCAAACTGGGGGTTGCTTTCAGCTAGCCCGGTATAAATGAGCGTTTCCGCTCCCCCCGCCAAATCCATTACATAAGCGTTACCACTGGCTTTAACATACACCACACGGTAAACGCCGCTGGAGGTGAGGTAGGGACTTATGCCCGTTATGCGAGTAGCATCGCTTATCCCCGTATTAAGTTGCACGTTTCCTTTTTGCGCACGGAACCCACCTTCTTGGTAAATGTCGAAGTTTTCAATGTAGCCCATGTCCGTTTGTTTTTCAGAATCGTTAATCCTGAAATCAGAAGAAATAAGGTTTACCCCGCCTACGTTATCCCGGTAGCGAAAGACTTTAGACGCCACAAGCTATGGCCTCCACGTACCGAATGGGGGGTACTGGGCTAGGGCGCCGGAGCCCCGATACACGTAACTTTGCTTGTAGAACTCGGGACCGCTTTCTTCTCCGTTCTGGTTGCCCATATCGGCTAGAATCTTTTCCCACTCTTCAGCTTCTTTGGCTAGCTCGGTGTACTTGGCATCCACCCCATAGTGCGCCCGGGCGGTTTTAGCCGCCAGTGTAATCAACACATGTTGGTACTCGTCTTCCAGCATGGTTAAATCACTGCCTACCGTAAGCGTGTCTTTAAGCGTGTTACCCGTCGTATCGGTACCAATAGCAGTAGAGTAATACCGCACGGCGTATTGCTCGGCGATAGGCGGGGGGTAAAGCCTTACCGTATTGCCAAACACGCTATAGGCTTTGGCGCCACTAGTACCGCTGTAAGCCCGTCCGTCAGCTTCGGCGTATTCCACGTATTGCAGCGGCCAATTGTCTACCGTGCGCCGTATGGCGTTTTGAGCTAGGCGGTTTACCCTGAAAAAGGGAAACGAATACGGGGCTTGAGTAAAATCGTAATTTTGCGTACCCGCCGTAGCGGTGAACGTGGCTTCTCTTAGCCGAAAAATGAGGTAATACTTTTGATTGAGATACTGCAAGCGGTTGTTTATCGCATCCAATACCAATTGCTCTTCGGGAGACGGCACGCTTGGGATAGCCGAAGAGCGGGTTTGACCCGCTCTTGACTGAACCCGTTGAAAGTATTGTAGAAAAGTAACAGTACCGGCCACGTAAGGCTCCTAGGTTAGTAAACGCTTACGCCTGTTTCACGTCCGGAAACGTCGATACGATAAGTAGCGGTGCTTGAACTAGCCGCATCCACTCTCTGACGCCAAGCTTTACGGCCAAGGCCTACTAAACCTTCGGACGCCAAGGCTAAACGGCTGGTAATTGGAGCGGTTGGGGTGGCTCCGGTAATCGTTACGCCTGTGTTCTGAATCAGGTTGTTACCGCTATCGCGCATTTGGTTCCACTGGGTACCAAAGAACACGAACGTATCGGGTACACTGCTGGTAATCGTCGTGGTGAACGCTTTACCCGCTTCGTACAAGCCCCGTTCAATGGTTAGTGTGTTGGAAGACTTGGACGTTGATACGGCCAACTCATAAGACGACAAACGCCACTCCGTACCACCAGTACGCTCTTTAGCAAACTGGGCAATCAGAATAGGCGTTACGGCGTTAGGAATGTTGGTCGCATCGGTTACTACCAAAGTGGTGCCCGCTGCAGCCAACGTTGCCGTAGGCACTGAAGTGAACGAATCGAACGGGTCGTCCGCTTCTTCCCAACTGGTGGCAATGGTAGCGGTACCGCCCGCCCCCGTTACTACCAAGTTAGAAATAAGTTCTTCGGGGTCTAACAGAAACGAATTAGGTACCGTAAAACGGTACGTGTTACCTGCCACGACAAACTCTTTGTAAAGAGGTTTGGCGATAATCGGGGGACTCAAACGAGCCAGAGAGGTAGCCCCCGTCGTTAAAAAGTTGGGATAGCTAAAATTAGAGCGTGGCATACCGTTTAAACTCCTCGGTTACTTCTACGGACTCAATGCAAATCAGGAAGGTTTCCCACCGTTTGCTATTGGGGTGAGTGTTCAGGATTGTTTTCATAAACTCCCCGTCCACCAGTTCCCCCGTGTATTCACAAGCGGCCACGTTTACCCCGGCGATATTAACGGCGGGACTTACCGCGCCCTTAATCTCTTTGGGGGTTATTCTTAGCAAGTTACGCTTGTTGTACGCACGTATTTTGATACGCCGCCAAAAGTCACTTGTCCGAGTCTGTTTGGTCAACTCTTTCAAGTACTTTTCGAATTTCATTTCCATCATCTGGTAATCCGTGCGGGTGATGTGAAAATGCTCCCGTACTGGTAAACCAAGGAAACGACACGCGTCCGCCCCGTATAAAATATCTTTTACTTGGGAAAGCTGGTAAGCGTCGGTTTGCTCCCGGTTCAACGTAAGGTAGCCACTAAAGGAACCATGCACAGAATCCAGTGTGAGGTATTCAGACTCGGCTTCTTCTGGCTCGTTGGCACTCAACAAACCTTCAGGAGCCTTCGCACTCTTTGCACCTTGCTTGGCCGTTTGAGGCTTGGTTGCCGCAGCGATTGCCGCTTCATCCATAGCCTTACGCGTGGCTTCTGCTCTTTGCAGTACAGGAGGGAGAATGTCTGACAATTCTTCTTCAATAGCCGATACTGGCATACTACGATACCTTTACAAACGCTTTGGCGAGGGCGGCGGGGGCTACGGCTTCACCGCCGTAAACCATCAAGCCACGTTTCCCGTCACCAATGGTGTCAATCAGGCGCACGTCTTCAAAATCATTGACCTGCATCGCAAACCCGTAGCCCAAGTTGACGCCTGCCAGAATTTGCCAGTGGCCATCTACTAACGAGCTAGCTGGAGTGTAGGGCATGTTGTGGTTTGACTTAATTTCAAAGCCCGCCAACATTTCAACAACACCGCTACGAATGACTTCATCGCCTTTGGCGGTGGCTTTGGTAACGTGGGGCGATTGACGAATAACACCCATCACTTTAGGCGGTACCAGCAACCAAGGGTTTTGCGTGGTGCGTGAAAACACTTTGGCTTCGTCTAACCGGGTGTATAACTCACCCAACACCGCAAACACGTTATTCGGGGTCAACTCAATCACGGCGCCGGGTCTTGCACCACCCATGGTGTTGTAAACGGGGGTGCTGGTTTGCATGTCGGTAATAAGGAACGTGTCCACCAACTCCCGGCCACTAACCCCCATACGCTCGGCGTAGCCTACCATCGCCTGTAAATCAGACTGGGTTTGGTCTACATCGTCGATACGAAACGCGGCGTAGCGTAGTTGGTCTACCAACAAGTCGATACCGCTTTCAGAGGTTAGCTGGTAAGTAATAGCCCCGTCCGGTGTGTAGGTATTCCAAGCAATGTCCCCAAACTGGCGAATCCTTACGGCGTCCCCTGCTTTGGCAATATCGCCCTCCCAATCCCGATTGACGCAATCCATAGCGCAACAGTACTTGTCAAAAATGGCAAGTAGGGTGGGGGAAAAAATTTGAGGTACAAAGTTGCGTGTGCTTAGCGTTCCCGCTGTGCGTACATACGCCATTTAAAAACTCCTTATTTCGCTTGTGAACGTTCGTACAGAGCCGAAGCCTTGGCACTTTTTAGCCAGTTTAACAGGTCGTCGGGGTTGCGGGTGCGGCTGGTTACCCCTTTATTCTGACGGGTAAATTCCGCCATGAAATCCGCTTCCCCGCCTTTAGAAGCGCCGCCCGCTTTGTTCCCCGCTTGGGCAATACTACCCATCCGGTTGGCTACAGAACGCCCCGTATTCTGGTTGTAGCTTTGGTTCGGGTTCTGATTGTAGCTTTGGTTCATACGGGGGGTTCCTTGTCCGCCAGTCGCTTCGTCAACAATCGCTTTCAACGCCCCTAATACATCGGGCAAGGCCTCTTGTATTTCTCTTAAGCTACGTCCGTTGTCCACTTCTGATTGCGTGTAATTATCAATCAGTTTCTGAACGGCGGGTCGGTTGTAGAGGTCGTTTAGGCTTTCATCCTGAAGCTGGGGGGCTTGCACTCTCACCAGAGCCGGACCGAAACGCTTAAGCATGTTGGCTTCAGTCGTTCGGGTTATCTGCTCGGTAAGTGCTTGCGTGTATCCTGCGGGGTCGTCTGCCATCCAGTTAGCCAACTTGGCGTTGTAGGCCTCGTTATCGCTTGCTGAAGGGCGGGCTTGGGGTTGTGAGTGGGGCTGGCCTTGGTTTTGACGAATCGACGTTAAAAACGATTTCATTTGCCCCAACTCTTCTTGCTGGGTTTGAAGCTGTTTTTGCAATTCACGGCGTTTATTCCGCTCATGCCTTAACGCTACGGCTGGGTTTCCCCGTCCTTCAGGTTCTGCGTCTGAATCTTCGTTATCATCAGTATCAATAAACTCTGACTCTAACTCGTCTTCGTCGTCATACCCGTTGAAACCGTTTTCGTCTACCATTGAGGCTGCTCCTAAAGTGTATCTGTACGCCGATACCACGAAACGCTTTGTAACGTAAGCGAAACGTATGCTTCAGTTATACCACCCGTGTATGGTTTAGACAACCTCCGTAGGCTGTACGGCGTTGTCTGGTGGGGTAAACGCCTTTTTCTGGGCTTCCAGACTGGCTTCCTGCGTGACAATCTCAAACACGGCTAGCGCCCCTTCTTTTGAGTGCCTGAAAAACTCGTTAAGTAGCGCCGTATGTTGCGGAGCGGTTTCCGTAGCGTAAGCGTTTAGGCTGGCATCGCCTATGGTTGTCGTGTTTAGCAGGTGCGTAAGGATAAAATCCCGCCACTGCGTAAACATCGGCGTTTGTTCAAACGCCAATAGCGCTTGTAGGTTAGGCGTGTTGTCCATTAGCTAACAATTCCTTGTGGGGGTTGAGCTTGAAACTCGGGGCTAGAAGCTTGGCTAGGTTCTTGGAGTGGGTTTGGCTGCTGGGGTTGGTTTAGTTGTTGAGGTTGGCCGGGGTTGGGCTGGTTTTGCATAGCCAATTGCATCGCCGCTTGGGGGTTTTCTTGCGCCAACTGCTGCATGTTAGATTGCAGCATCCTCTGCATTTTAAGCGCCATTTGCTGCGCCATCAGCTCCACTTGCTGGGCGATGGCTACATCGGTAGCCTTATCCATCAACAACTGCATGTCGTCTTTAAAATACTTACCGGGGTTCGAGAAGCCCATATCTATTAAATGCTCTTTGGCTAGCTCAATGAGCTTTAAACGGGGTCCGGCTTCGGGGTCTTGGCGAAGCATAGAAATAAAGTTGAGCTTTTCTTGCAGCTGCTGTTTGCGCTCTAGCTCGGTTTTCAGGTCGTTCAACTCAAAACGGTAGCGGGAAAAATGATGTTCGGGGGTAACGGTTTTATACGCCATGCCCCCCATTTCATCCTCAATGGCTATACGTTGGGGTTGGGGGTTAGTCATCGCCTGAATACGGGCAAACTTTTTAATGGCGGGTAGTTTGAGGTTTTGCGTAAACAATTCCACCAAGCGGTCTAAAATCAGGTTGCCAACAACCTGTAAACCCTGAAACTCGGTTGCCGTACGTGCGCTATCATTACTCGTTACGTTGCCCGATAGTTGCCGCGTAGCCCCTGTAGTGGCTTCCGCTTGGCCTTCCATTAAAGCCAAATACGGAAACGGCGCTTGTGTGTTCGATTGTATCGGCGTGGGGGCGAGGGTGGGGTTTAGCATAGACGGCTTATAATCTATAACCTTACCTTGGCTTACCTTGATGCGTTTCTGTTTGGGGAAGGAGCCTTCAGGCGCTAGCATGGCGGGGTTTAACGCTTGTTGAGCGCTTTCTACTCCAGCGCTTAGTAAAATGCTTGAAGCCTCAATCAGGGGCTTAATATATTCAATAGGGCTTATACCCCACCCGTCTTCGGTCTCTTCGTAGCATTCTTTAGTGAAGGGATTGATATGGCAGGGGTTAGGCTCAAAGCGTAGCAAGACTTTACGCCCCGCCACTTTAAGCATCCAGTTTCTTAAGTAAGTTCCGTTCTTGAGTCTGAAGTCCCCGTGGAACTCCAGCACCTCAATACGCCCCGCATCATCAAACGCCCGTTCTTCGGCTTTGCGGTCTTGTTTTTGTTGATACGTTTTGCTTCGAGTGGAATTTTTGCCCTTGGCCAACTCTCTTAACTCTTCAAGTTGCTCATGGTTTTGGTTCAGGGGGTCTTCTAGCAAGTCCTCCAACACCAAGTAAGCCCGTAGAATTTTGGGGCATGCATCCCAATTTTCCACTTGGTAGCTGTCAAAACAAAAATCGTGAGGGTCTACGATGGTTGTAGTTGCCCCGTTGTACGTTTCTAGCTCGGCTAGCTGGGTTTCTTCGTCTGGATAGGTTTGTTGGGGCTGTTGGCCTTCTTCGTCTTCTGGCTCTTCTTCAATGGCTTGGTTTTGAGGCTGCCAACGCTCGATAAGATGCGGCGCACCTTCCACTAGCTCGGAGCTACGCTTATACCCCGTATGCGTGATGACCACGCCTTTGGGCAAGTAATGCAGCAACAAGGCCGTGTCCAGCTTCTTGGCAAAATTATCCGCCTTGAGTTGTTGAAGGAGGTATTCACGGTAAAGCGGGGCTTTGTTCTTGCTTCGTTCGTCTTCCCCGTACACTGTGAAAAGCTGCTTATCGGTAGCTAGTGAACGGTTCCAAAAATGAGAAATAAGCACTTGCACCGTTTGACGGGCAAGCGGGGCGATAGCATAAAACCGTTCATTCTGCGTTTTGGACACCACGGCTTTTATCATGCGCTCGGTGTCTTTCCAACGTTCTCGGTTAGCGCTTTTGGCCTTGTGAAAGTCATCCCACATTTTGGGAAGACGGCTTACTACGTCTTCTTCGTCGCTGGCTTTCAAAGGGAGGAAAAGGGTTTGCTGATTAGGGCGTAATCTCCCGCCTTCGGGATAGGTGAAGTTTGTTTCAGGTATGAATGGCTCTTCCTCTCCATCCCCCAAAGAAAGAAACCCCGACTCGTTGGGCTCATCGGGGTAGTTTGGATAAGAAAGAGGTTGTGGAGTGAGGGAGGGTTGTGAAAGAAACATAAAGCGGGTTGCCTGTTGGCTTGTCTACTTTCCAGTGCCTTGAGACTTGGGGGCAGGTTTAGACTTGTTGGCGGGCTTTTTAGGCAACGCTTGGGCTTGAGCGGTTCCAGTAACGCCTTTAGTGCCTACACGGCTGTTGGGGTTGGTAGAGTTGCTTTGCATCGGGGTTCCTTTTTTGCTGGGGCTTAGGTATGGAACGGAGTACTGCTAGCATACCCCATATATTTTTTAATGCCAATACTTTGCGGGGTTGAATTCGGGTTCCCACTGCCTCGGCGTAACGATGGCTTGTTTCACTTCGTCGTTAAACAGGTAGGCCAATTGATACCCCAACGCATCGCTTACGTGGGTCAAAGTGGGGTCGGTGCTTTTGTCTAAGTCTCCGTTACTTTTCCGTTTGACCAGTAACAAATCTTTAACAAGTTTGGGGTTGTTCGTGTGGTGCAAGATAAGGCGCACGTCACCTAAAGCGTTTTCCAGCATCTTGTTAAACACGTTGGTACGGTTTTTAACGCCGGGGTTTGTGGAATGGATACGCAGTTCAGGCGTAGGATAGCCGTTGGTTTGCAGTATTTCAACCAAAGCCTGATAGTCACTCACCCCGCTTGTGTTTCGGTTGCCTGAAACGTCACCATACAGGTAAATCGGCACGGGTTCATACTTTGAACCGTTTTTAAAGAAATGTTCAGGCGGGTAGCGCCTCATAAAATCCTCAGCTATTTGGGGGGTGTTTCCGGTGCAAATTTCGTCGTAAACAAACACTTTGCCGTTAGCCACATGGCTAAGTGTGCTATGTACACTTGGTACCTCGTTAAAGTCAAACGCCCAGTGTACCGCTCGCCCCTTAGCCCACTGCGTGGCCTTCAGGTGCTTTGTTTTACTGAAGTTGTAATAAACCCTACCCGCCCCGCTTATGAACACGGCCTCGTATTCCTGACGCCACACGTCTAACGTCATTAACCGCTTGTCTCGTTCTATCTCTTCAGCGCTGATAAACCCGCCCTGAACGCTGGCAAACGTATGGGCGGCAAACTCTTTATCTAAACCAAGTACCCCCTCTTGGTGCAAGTCGTAAAACTCGTTTTCACCATCCGGCGTAGAGAGGAAGAACGCTTCACCTAGCGGAAACGTTTTAACGAGCATCGGCTTAATAATCGTTTGCCAGTAGTTGGGCGGGTGAAAAGCAAACTCATCAAACACGGCTAGCGTTAAGTAAGTACCCCGTAGGTTATCGGGGTTCAGCGCCCCGTGTAGCTGAATCGTAGCGCCGTTGTTTAACACCAGTTCCATTTTAGTTTCGTTTTTGCTTTTGGTTTTGGCTTTAAAAGCGTTCTTAATACGCTTCCAGCCTATTTCTTTGGCTTGTCTGTAGCTTGGTGCAATGTACCAAATATTATGGGGCAACGGCGTACCATGCGCATCAAAGTACGGCGTTTTCATGTGTAAAAGCATTTTAAGAATGCTTAAAGGTGTTTTACCAAACCCCCGCCCCGCATTGAGAACTACAAAGCGTTCGGGGCTAAACAACGCTTGAGCGTGGCAATCATTGATGGCAAACGCAATCATTCAGGCGTCGACTTTGGTTTGGCGCTTCTAAGCGTTTTACCGTTGGTATAGCGCTCTACCAACGCATCCAGCGTCGTTTTACCCCCGCTGTAGTTAATGCTTAAGCCTTCTTCAGTGTTAGCATCCACCAAGCCCCGCTTTTGCAGGTACTCCAACGTTTTTAATAACCCATCCACCGCTTGTAGCTTTGAGTGCATTTTGACTTCAAACCCGTCGGCGGTGCTTTTGATGCTGGCTATAGCAGCTCTAACATGAGGCGGTATCTCGTTGAGGTCACGAAGCCGAATAACCCCCTTGGCGTTTGGAACCCCCCAGTCCATAACGTCGCTTATGCAGGCGTTTAGAATGCCTGTGAGCTGGTTCACAATATCGATAGGCGCTTCTTGTGCCTGAACCTGTAAAACGTGGTCTTGCAGGGGCTTACCAATAGCCAAGCGGGTAACGCTCCACTGGTTCCTGTAAGCTTCCCCAGCAATCGCGGCCATGTTCACACGATGTTTGGAAGCTAACTCACCAATAGGAAGCCCCGCCACGTAATCAGCCTCAATAGCCGACCAATCAGGCGCTTTTCCTCGGTTGTCTGGGTAGAAGCTCATACAGGCAGTGTAACACAGGGCTTTTTCGGGGTCAAAAGTGATTGTTTTTAAAAATTTTACGCCCCGTTTTAGTCAACCAATTGCTTTTATAAACTAACCGTTTTATATAAAACGTAGATAGTTTACAATCTGTAACATTGTTTTTTTAAAAAGTACAAGAACTTTTCCGCAAAACG